TAAGTTACCTCTTAAAAAGAATAACAGCATTCACACCTTTACATCTATGGACGATGTATGGTATGTTGTAGATCTACTAAAACAAGAAGTCGAGGAACATAACGCTACTTCTGAAAAACAATTTGAAATACATCAAGCCATTATATCTCATATACCTTTTTTTACTTGTCCTAATCATTTTATAAGCAAAGAATATCAACGTGATATACAGAGATATACTTATTGTAAAAAGATGAAAGTACCTCCCTTTCAAGGATCATACGGAAATCAACCAAAAAAATGGATTGATAAGTGCAATGTTATAGAAAAAATGTTAAATTATATTCAATCACAACAGATAAAAAAAAGTAAAGATGGCTAAAAGATACGAAATAGAATTAAAGTTTTCCTCTCCTGGTGCAAAAAAACTAAGACAAGCACTAGATTCCTTAGCAGCAGCTCAAAATAGATTAGCTAAAAAACAATCTAAATTGAATGTCCAAAGCAAGATGGCTGAAAATGTCACACAGAAAATGATTCAGTCGCAAGAGAAACATCGTGTAGCACTATCAAAAAGTAGAGTACAAATTGTTCAACTTCAGAAAAGAATAGAGCAATTAAATCTCAAAAACAAACTACTCAAACAAAGAATAGATAAGACAACTGGCTCTTTCGGTAGATTAAGATTGGCTACTGCTGGATTGCAAAGACGACTTGGTGCTATTAGAAACACAATGCTTCTTTTTACTTTTGCCTTTGGTGCTGCCTTAAATGCAGTAAGAGGATTTATACAAACATCAATGCAGTTTGAGGCAGTTAAAGTGCGACTGAATGCAATGTTTGGCTCTGTAGAAAGAGGTACAGCAGCATTTGAAACATTCAATGAAGTAGCAGCAACCACACCATTTACATTGACTGACGTTGTTGAGGCTGGTGCAGCATTAAAAGCATTCGGTACAAACGCAGAAGAAATGATTAAACCTACTGCTGACTTAGCAGCCTTTATGGGTGTAACTGCTACTGAAGCAGCACAAGCACTTGGTCGAGCATTTGCTGGTGGTGCAGGAGCAGCAGACATTCTTAGAGAAAGAGGTATTTTACAATTAGTTCGTGATTTTAAAGGTATTGAAGATTTATCAAAACTAACATTGCCAGAATTTAGACAAGCATTAACAGATACATTGCTTGATCCAGCTTCTGGTATTGCAGGAGCTACAGACGCATTATCTAAAACAATGATAGGTATGACTTCCAATTTAGCAGACGCAGTTACTAGAATGGGTGCAGGTATTGGAGATTTAATTAATTTTAGAGGTGCTATACAAGGAATGACTTCCTTCTTTAGTTCTTTTGCAAATTTTCTTACTGAAGTAAATAAAACAAATGTAGATAAAATTAAAGAGCTTAATAAAGCTCTAGGTATTGAAATACCAGATGACACACTTAAAAAATCAAAAGAAGCATTAGAAATAAGACAAAAACAATTAGAATTAATATTAGATCCTACAACTAATCTTACAAAAGCAAGTAGCGATTTAAATAAAGCACTTGAAGATGAATTAGAGCTAAGAGAGTTTTTAGAAAGTTTTGGTAAAAAAACTGCTATGAGAGATAAAGATGGTGTGATGCGTACTAAAGGAGCAGTAATAGCAGAAGTTTCCAGAGCTGAAGCTAGAAGAAAAGCTCTTCAAATTCAAGTAGACGGTTTTAAAGAATTAGATGCAATACAACAAAAATTAGTTATTACCAATTTAAATCTTGATGTAGCCAATAGAGATGCTGTTGAAAGTTTTGCATCTGGATTACAACTATTAAATGATATAGCTGATAAAGAGCCATTGGATTTAGGACTATCATTTAGAATGCCTGAAACTGGTATTCAAGCATTTGCAGATGATATAGCAGATAAAGTAGCTTCTGTAGATAAAGATAAGTTAAACAGAGCTTTTGAATCATTATTAGAGTTTGAAACATTATTCCAGAATCAGCTTGTTAATGGATTTATGAACTCTTTCAATCAAATTATTGCTTTACAAAAATCAAATCTAGATCAAAGAATAAATAATGAAATAAAAGCATTAAAGAAAACAGACAAGTTTAGAAATGCTTCTATAGAACAAAGACAGACAATGGAAGATGATATTCGTGCTAAGTTTGCAGACGAACAAAAAAGAATATTTAAATTACAAAAAGCAATGCAAATATCTAAAGTTGTTATTGATACTGCAGCAGCTATCAATCAATTAATGCAAACAGCATTAGCATCAAAGTTAATTGATCCTACTGCAGTTATAAGAGCTAAAGCTATTTCTATTGCAATGGGAGCAGTTTCTGCAGCACAAATAGCAACTATATCTCAACAACAAGCACCAGCATTTGCTCGTGGTGGCTCTTTTGTCACGCAAGGAAAACAAATGATTATGGTTGGAGATAATCCAGGTGGTAGAGAAAGAGTAGATATTACACCATTATCAACTCCAGATTTTGCAGATGCAGGTGGTGGTGCAAGTATCAATGTAAATATTATGGGTAACGTTATTGGTACACAAGAATTTGTAAGAGATAATTTATTACCAGAGATTGAAAATTCAATTAGACGAAACCTTGCATAATGCCATTAACTGCTTCAACGGATTACAAAAATGCTTTGACTTCTACCATAAAAGAAGAGTGGATATTTGAATTAAGAAATAACACCTACACCGACGGCTCTGTCAATACGCAATACATAAGAGTCGGTACTGCTTTAGTTGGTAGTGGTGCTACACAATATCATTCACTAATTACTTCTTCGCCTTCAATAAGAGAAAGTATTGATTTAGTAGAGTCTACATCAAAGGTTGGAAACATTAGTATAACTTGTGTCAATGGACAATTATCAAATCATAGTAACGCTACTCTTGCAGCAGAAATTTATGGTGGCACAAGAAAATATATAAATAGAGATGTTGTGGTAAAGTCAAGAGTTGGTGGGCAAGAGAATACTATTTATACTGGAAGATTAAAATCAGTTAGATTAGAAAATCAAGATACTGTTACTATAGAAATATCAGCGAGAACTCCTATCGATTTTTTAAAGATACCAGAACATACAAGCAATGCTGGTAATTTTTTTCCAATATTTTATGGATCTGGAACACCACAAACATCTACTGTAAGTAGTCCTCAACTAATGCAATATAGTCCTGCAAAAGTATTTCCAGTTATGGTAGATAGTTTAAATAATGGACAATATAATTGTTTAGCACACGAAGCAGTAACAGATGGTAGATTACACTATCCAATAAAAGATTTATTTAGTTCTGACGGATTTCCAGTATTTGTTCCATTAGATGATGTACAAAATAACTCTTTTGATGATTATGAAGGTGCAACAAATGATACTGATAAAAATGTTTTATTTACAGATTTGGATTTAGAAAGAGCATATTTAGTTAGACCAGTTCAAAACATATCTATTACTTTGCCTAGCACAGGACTTCCATCTAATACTGGTAATTTTTCAGATAATGATGCTAATACTTCTGCAACTTGGAATTTTACTGCACCACAAGGAGATGGCACAGATAGTTTAAAGTTTAAGATTAATGATATATCAAAAGAAGAACACGAAATACAGGAGTGCAAATTGCATATAAAATGGGCAGTTTCTAATCATTCTGAAAATAGTGGTGGTACTATTGTTTCTACTTTAAGAGTGAAACCAACATATACTGGTTCTACTAATACTGTAGTTATTGACAACGAAACTGGTAATAGGACTGCTGCTTATTCTTCTGCGATAGATTTATTAAGCACAAGCACATTCTCAAATGCAAATGGACAAATACCTGATGATGTAGAAATAGAATTTTTAATCACACACAATGTTCAAGATAATAACGATAGTGCTGGTAGCGTAACTATTAGTCCATTTGATTTCTTTTTAGAAATAACTACAAAAATTACAGATACAGATAATCTTGCAAATTCAAGTGCAGTTACTGGAATCAAAAAACTATATACTGGAGCAGATGGACTTGATCAATCTTTTAATGCTGGTAACGTCGCAACTAATATAGTGCAAATGCACAGAGATTTGATTCATAGGTTTGGAGGTATAACAGATACTCCAGAAAATTATTCTGCATTAAACACAGCGAGAAGTAGTTGGACTGTATACTATTATTTACATAAACAAGAAGAGTTACAAAAAGTGTTAGACAAAACACAAAAAGAAGGTGGGTTTATATTTAGATTTAAAGCGAGTGATGGTAGCCCACAATACATTTATTTGGTAGATAGCCCTTCTACAAATCACACCATATCAAAAAGCGATATAACCAACACTAATATATCTCTTACTGCTTTTGACAACTTAATTACAAAAAGAGTTTTAAAATATCAAAGAAATCCAATTAATGATGAGTTGTTGTTTGAAAAGACTTTTACAGACACAACTAACGATCCGAGAGGTATTTATAATGTCCAAAGCGAAGAAAACGTTTCATCTGAAGATTTAGAAATATTGTCTGGTGCAATAGGCGCAGCCAATGGTAATATGGGTAGTGGTAATAAGAATGACGGCTATGCTAATTATTATAATGCGATTGAAGGTAATCCAAAAATATTAGTAGAAACCGAAATTATTAATCCAGGTAGTAGTGGTGGCTCACATTTTTATTTAATGGAAGTTGGAGATATTTGTGCTTTTGATCATACAGATATGATTGTAGAGCCATTTGGAGAAAGTTTCAATGGTAAAAAGTTTATGGTAGTTGGTATAATTAGAAATCCAGGCAATTTAAAAGTATCTTTGAGAGAAATATAAAAAGGATTAAATTTTATTATGCCAATATCATCAGTAAAATTCGGAGAAGATACAAACGG